TCGTATAACATAACTTCTATCAATAATAGTTATAATTTTATTTTTATGAAGCTCATCAGCAGCAGTATCATAAAAATCTCCTTCAAATTGTAGTACTTCAACCATACCTGATTGATAGTATTCTTGTAGAGTTCCAAATCCATCAGCTATAAAAGCATTTGCTTTATTAACATCTTCTACTCTAAACATAGAAATAGATTTTCTAACTTCTAAAGCTTTATCAAAAGCTGATTTTTTATACTGTAAATCTGGTCTAGTTTCTACTTCTGATTTTAATTCACCAACACTTTTTACATATCTAGTAAACTTAGGACTCTTTGCAAACGAACTAGATACAGGATTAAATACTATATCAAATGGAGATATTCTAACAAGTTTAGGTCCATTAAATGTAGTAATTACTTCTTTTGTATCTTGATCTACATGAGATTCATTTATATATTGAACTTCACCAAAAGCATTACCATAATCAATATAATCAGCTACTAAATCAGAAATAGTTTCTCTAAATCCACCTTCTTTTAATTTAGTTTTCATATATGCTTCTATAGCTCTACGTTTTTTCATAGTAGAAGCTTCCATAGTAGCACCTTCCCACTTCATCCAATCTTCATTAGGAAATAAAGCATCCATATAATTAGCATGTAGATTATCTCTAATCTGAGTTAACTTAGGAAGAGTTGTTTTATTTTTCCAAGGTAGTGCATTGTTAGATGTAGATGTAGTATCAGTAGCAAATAGATAGTTTCTTAATTCTCTCCACTCTGCTTCTTTAGGATTTCTTTGAATCCACCACTGGTTATATAAACCTGCAAGAACCCGTGCTAGATTCTCTCCACCAATTGCTTTTTCAATTTCTGCTACTTCACCAGCCATAATATTTCCTTAGTTAAAGCTCACACCACCGAAACGGCTGTGAGTCATATTTGGTTTATTTAAACCTACATTCATTTGTGTTCTTACTTTAGGTACTAAAGATATAGACATTGCATTAGCAAGTGCATCTTTAACATCATCGTGTGGTGGATGTACCATTACAAGTTCTTCTTCTAGTGTCTGACAATTACCACCTTTATAATGCCATACTTGTAAGTTATCATATTTAGGTTCTAAGACAGCACCTACTCTTTGTGCTTTATCTCCTAGATGTCTAGTAGGTCTAAACTCATCTATTGATAAAGGTATTCCATTAGGTTTAAGATAACTATCTTTTAATTCTTTTACAATGGTTTGTTGTGCTACAGTTATCTCTGCTCTTATCTTTCTAAATCCCCACTTTTCCCATGCATGTAATATACGGGTATAGTAGTCTACAATTCTTTCTGTTTTAAATCTATCTATATCTAATACATAATAATTAGCTTGATGGTCTACACCTATAGTTACTAGTGCAGTATAATCAGAACCTTTTCTTAAAGAGAAAGCAAAATCAATAGCAGCATAAACATTTAGTTTTCTATCCCTAATATACCAATCACCTTCTTTATTACTTAAAGCTGACTTATCATAGTATTGAAAGTTTTCTTTATTAATTCTAGCACTTTCAGTAGTATTTGGGTCATTATAGTACTGAGCAAAGAATTGTGTAGTATCAATATATTTAGCTTTAATTCTAGCTAATTCTTTTGCATCAAATCCAAAAGCTTTTCCATCATTCCTAGTTTTTTTAGTCCATAGGAACTCTCCATCTATTTCTACAACTTTTTGAAATAACTCATATACTTCATCTTCTTGAAGAACCTCTCCTTCATCATCATAATGAACTTCTTTCATATTAATCATCGTATCGTATATATCACGAGGATGATACCTAGTTCCTACAACCCATTCCTGTGCTCCCGGGTTTTCAATGGAAGCTAATTGAGAATAAGCATTTCCTACCTTCTCTCTTCCTTCTTCCGAATAGGCATTACCTGGTACGACAATGTCATCAAGTACGACAATATCTGCGTGGAAGCCTGTAGTATTACTAGTAAGACCAACAGCTTTGCAAGTAGCATCTCTTATCCCCTCTAGTTTACGTTGTGGATGGTCAACAGCTATTTCAGCTACTGCCCATTTTTCTCGTTTACCTTCTTCTGGGTGAATCATATCTGCCCAGTATCTACGATAGATTGGTGAATCTATTATCTGTTTTATTGCATATAATTGTTTCTCTGCTAAATCAGCCGTAGCTGATACATAAAGAACTGTAGTCTCAGGATGTTTAGTTATCCACCAAGCAGTTCTATAAGCAGCTAGCTTACTCTTCATATGTCCACGAGGAAGTAAGACTAATTGATTCTCTTTAGCATCTTGTCGTCCCCACCATGATATAAGTTCTTCATGAACTGCACCATATAATATATGAGGAGCAACTAGTTTAATAAATGTTAAAAGGTCAGCTTCAGCTGCCTCTCTTATCATATCATTTTTCATTTATGCCTTTTTTCTTCGTTTACCTGAAGCAGTTACACTCCATTTTTTACGAGCAGAACTTGTTTTCTTTTTAGACATAGTTTTCTTTTCAGCAGCTGTCATTTTCTTTGCTACCTTCTTTGGTCTACAAGCTGGATAACCTCGTTTATCTTTTTTACCACTACGTCCACAGGGCTTACCTGTTTTTATATCTACCCAGTCTTCTTTAAACCACTTACCTAGTCCTTCTTTAGCCATTAAGCTTTTGCTTTTTTCTTAGCAGTAACAGATAAGTCTTTCATATGTACTAACTTCTTTGAGGAAGCTGTATGAGTTTTACCAGTATGCATAGTACCATTTGCCATTTTATGAGATGCTCCTGTCCAGAGAACTCCTTTAGTTGTATAATGTTTTACACCTTTCATAATTTATCCTTTTCTTTTTTTAATAGTTTTTTTAGAAGCTACTCGGTTATCTTTACCACTCCAAGTACCTCCCTTACTTTTATAATCTTTAGATGCCCATGCATTTGCATAAGCACTAGGATATACTTTAAACTTTTTCTTTGCTGCTGCTTTTGACCTTGACCATAAAGCAGGATTATTCGGTTTAGGACTTGACATAATTCTCCTTATGACTTCTTATTATTTTGACAAAAACTTCTTGCAGCTTCTACAGAACCAAATCCCCAAGCTTTTAAAGCTAATGCCTTTCTAGTTGGTCTGCCTTTACTATCTTTCATTGGACCTTTCATACCTGCAAATCTACAAGCAAAAGATACTCTCCTTGGGTTTTTACCAGATTTAACTGGAGCTTTAAGGTTAGAGCCTTCTGCTTTTGCACTAGCTCTACCTTTTGCATTTAATCCACCTTTAGGATTTTGACCTTCTTTACGAGTCCATGCTGGTGATGCCATTATAGTTTAACTTTTGCTTTTATAAAATCTATAAGTTTACTTTTAACATTTATATATTTATGATATAAAGAACAAGTATACCAATGAGTTTCTAGATATACTTCCCAAATATAAAGTCCAATTATAATATATACTAAATACTCCATTACTTCTCCTTTGTTAAGCTTTCGTTTAATTTATCTATAAAAGCTTGTTTACCTACATTAAGCTGGTCTAAATTAAATAATAGTTGACTAGACTTTCTTTCTAAATCACCTATATGTTGAAATAAAATTGTTTGTTCTTCATTTAAATCTTCTACGTTGTATTTCTTATCGTACAAATCAAATGGTGTTTTTTTATTTTTTGCCATTTATATATCTCCTTTAAATTATTCTGGTTTAGGATTATCCTCTTTTACTTTTGCTATTGCATCTTCCCATGTTGTTGTGCCATCAACTAAATCATGATATTGCATATCTAGTTGGTCTTCCCATGATGGGTATGC